AAGCCTGTACTCCTGGCACACCAACAGCAGGTATACCAATCAAACCTGATACAACTACTGCATCTAACTCACCTTCACATATAACAATCCTATGCGAATCAATAGTTACATCAGCAACATTAAACAGGTGACCCTTCTGTCCTGTAGGTGCGCCATACTTAGGCTTGCCATCATCTAGCCTACGAAACTTAACGCCAACACACATACCAAGTGCAGTCAGGTATGGAATAGATAGCCAGCCAGTATGATTCTCGTGCCCATTGATAGGGTCAGTGACTAGACCTAATGAATACTGTAGTGCGATCTCTTCAGATATCCCACGTCCTTCGAGATACTCCAGTGCCTTTTCGTCCAGACTTTTGCGGTAATGTGTGACCGCTTCCAGCAACGATTTCGATTGCTCTTTTGAGTGCATCCTTAAACTCCAAGTTCTCTATGATACCGACAACATTTACTGCGTTGCCACCCTTTCCACAGGTGTGACAAAAGAATAGGTTGTCGTAAGTATTAATGACAGCACTACGCCTTTTGTCTGGGTGGATGCAGCATCTAACAGATGCGCTTCTACCTTCTCTTACTTCTCCTCCATAATGGAGAACAATTGCTGCTATGGGGATTGTGTTTGCATCAACGGGGCCTTTGAACCCTCCCGCTTTACGTACCCTGGACCAGTCTTGTGCTGACATACACACCCCTTGTCGTTGCAATTCTCGTGATACTTAGCCGCACGTTTGTAATGGCCCGCTGCATTTTCTACACCTGCGTTCATACATTTACTACAAATCATTTGAACTCCTTCAGTTCTGTTACTGGTACACGCCATCCACCGATGGTCTCATCTCTGTATTGTGCTGTTGCATACTCTTCAGGGTTAGACCAACCATAGACCTCAACCTGCGAGTAGTAATCCTCATCAATAATCTTTGTGCCTACTAGGATCTTGCCGTTATCCTTACTCCAGAATGGAATTGAATCACGTGTGCGTACTGTGCGTACCTCAAAGTTATTACCCACATCAGGCAACTTAGCCCGACGGGGATGTAGTTCATTGGGATACCAAGGTACATTCCAAGATGAGTCAGTAAGAGAAGCAACTGCCCACTCAGAGACGTTGGCTCGGACATTGGCAAGAAGTTCGTGCTCTAGGTAGCCGTTCTTCTTACCATCTGCATAGTTTGGTCTGTCTACAGAACCATACTTAGCAAGCCAACGCTCTGTGGCGAGCATCGTACAAACTCTTACTTCATCCCTACTCAGGCGTACTATCACTTGCCTCTTCTAAAGTAGTTGAATCTTCAACCACTTCTAATACTTGTACGACTTCTTGTACAACTTCTGGTATTAGTATCTCTGTCGTTGTTATGTTTCCCTGTGGTACTGGCATTATTGTTTCTCCTTTAGCCATTGAGTTAAGTCTTGGATTACCCAAGCCTGATCTATTGATGCGTTGCGACGCTTAACTACAACGTAAGACATAGGTACTTCCCCGATACCTCTTGCCTTTGCATAGTTAAGCGCCTCAACTTGCGCTTCTCTCCAGAACTCAGGCAGGGAAAGGGTCTGCCTGTTCTTGAGTTCAAGAATGTAGGTTTCTCCAGATATGATAACAACCATATCTCCCTCATCCTTTGCCCCAGCCTTAGTCAGACGTTCTGCTATTACGCTTTTACTACGTAACCATTTCATAACATCTGTCTCAAACTGAGAACCTTTTCTTCCGTTCTTGTTAGCCATCAGACCCGCAAGTATGCTCTGCCTTGTGCATCTTGATCTCCTATCTGACACGATGCGAAGTTAACAAATAGTGTAGCCCATTTCGAGGCATCTGCTGTGTGTGGACCGAAACGATTCTTTACCGCAGCCACACGCAACATTCCTCCACCTTGGCCTGGCTCATAACCAAGCGTTAAGATCAACGCTGGTAACTGACTGACCTTGCCGTGTATAGCACGACGTGGTGGTGGCATCATTGGTGAACCGTACTCACTCTGCTCTGATACGTGATGAAGTACTAAGACACAAGCCTCTGTCTTGCGTGCCATATCGTGCAACTCCATCATAATTGCACGTAGCCCAGCCCATTCATTGTCTGTTTCGGCTGCAACATTCATTAAGTTATCAATGATAATTAACTCAGGTGCTATTCCATACAGTTCAACGTAGGCTTTGATTTCTAATTCAATGTCATCTAATGATGGACTTGAATCAAAGACCCATTGTATGTGCGACATCTTGTTAAGATGTTCAGCGTAGTAGTCAGGTTTGTAATCCATATTGGATTCAACTGTTAACTGTGTGTGCCCTGAGATCTGCGCTGCAGATCGCATTAACACCGTAGCAGTATCAGTATCTGCGGAAAAGAAAAGTGTTGGTACCTTTGCCTTGATTGCATAGACAAGAGAAAACATACTCTTACCAGCATTAGGGGCTGCAGCAACCATACATACTTGCCCTCGTCTAAACTTAATGGACTCACTAGCCAAGCCAGTCCATACATCAGGCAATGGCACAGCCTTAATAGTGCTGGTGCCCAATGCCCTCTTTAGATCAAGCAACTTTCTCATCCCCTCCAAGATTTATTCTGCGTTGTCTTCTCATCACGCGACGTTCACGTGGTGCAAGCCCACCCCATATACCGTGCTGCTCTTTGCGGATTCCCCACTCAGCGCATTCAGTTCTATGAATACAAGTCTTACAAATTGACTTCGCAAATTGAACATCTGCTGGACTTACTAATCCCTTTTCTTTTTCAGGGAACCAGAAGTCTCCACCTACCTGTGCACATAACGGGTTCTCGTACTCACGAGGTTCCCGCATCGTATTATCTTAGGAAGATAGGGTCGCACTTATCTAGAGCACCCTTTTGTGCAGAGCACATCCAGGCTTTCCAAGGTCCACGTGCTGATACTCCATTACGGAATACCATATTGCCGTGTTTACAGGTTGGTGCCTGTCCTTCTGTTACTACTGGAGCAGGTGCTGCTACTGGTGTTGCGTTAAAAGATTCCGCAACTGATGCAACTGTTGGTGCTGGTGCTGGTGTGCCACCGTGTAAGTCATTACCTGTTGTACGGATTAGTGTTGCCACCATTGAAAGATCTGTTAGACCTGTCTCTAAATCCTTTACATCTGTAGCATATAGATTGATAAGCGTTCCATCATTTAACTTATAATTAATCTGGAACTTTGTGTTCTCGTTTGCAGCCATTTACTTTCCTCCAGTTTGTTTGATTTGTAACCGCTGTGATTCATTACCAAACTTCTTAGGTACAAACCCAAGTAGTTTTTCTACCTCTTCACTGTCAATACTTTCACGACCCTTGACAGTTGTCCAACTGACTTCTATCCCGCTAGGTGTTGTACCTAGTAGTCCCTCGAAAGAAGCCTTCAATGAATCTTGGTGCTTTTCTAACTCTTTAATCTGCGCTGCTAACTGTAGATACAGCAGTGCGTTCCTGTCAATATCAGCATCATCAATGATTACATCATTGACTGCCGTATGTTCTTTTTTTATACCAACGCATCCCATCTCACCTGATGCGTCGTAGAACTTACAATAGAACTTACAGTAACTAGCATCGCGTTCTGGATCTGGTGCCTCTGTCGCACCCTTGATTGATGCTAACCAGTTCAATGCCTGTAGTGCAATGCTCTCATCGTAATCTTCTGTATGTACCTTGACATCACGTTCATCACCATCACGTGCTATAGCAACTAGAGATACACGCTTTACATCGTGACCATTCTTTGCTAACAGGTAGCCGTATGTCTGTACTTGCCAACGCTGTTGTGTTGATGGGAAGTATAAAAGGTTCTTAACCTTACTTGTCTTCCAGTCAATGACATCACCAGTACCTGGTACATAGCAGTCAATGTGTGCCTTCATACCGTTGTATTCAACAGATGTTTCGACCATCACATCAGGGTTATCTGCTAGTGCTCGTTCAATTTCTGCGTGGATAGCAGTACCCATAATGGCTGCTAACTTCATCTCGTTCTCATTAGTTTCAGGTTGATCGTTTAATCTGTACCAGACCTTACGACGACAGCCACCTAACTCTGATGGACCAATCTGTACCTGTGTAGATCGTGAACGCTTCGCATCCCCTGCACGTAGTGCAGTAAGTAATAGTTCTTTCGGGTCAGTACTCATACCGCTTCCTTCCCTGCTTGATCGTGTAATAGGAAAGCAAGTCTACAGGCTTTCCAACCCTGCTCAAACCAGTAGTGTGCAGCGTATTCACCTGTTGCTATAACTTCTTTGAACTCTGGCTTTACATAATCGTATGTATTAAACTCCATCAAAATTCCAGTACTACAAAAAAGAATACTAGATCAATGCTGATGCGGTACTTGTCAATAAAAAGTCCAACACTTATCTGCTTGAAGTTGTAGCCATAAGATAGCCACGTCTTCCCTACCTTTTTTTCTTTGTACATTCCTACACCCTTTCCTGGACTACTAACTGTATGGGCTTACCAGTGTTAGCGTCAATGACCGACGCAATCTCTACGGCTT